TCGCCTTGTTCGCCCTGATTGCCTTGATAGCCTTGATAGCCTTGATCGCCTTGTGAACCGTTGGTACCGTTAGTACCGTTAGTACCGTTAGTGCCAGCTGCGCCTTGATCGCCTTGTTCGCCCTGATTGCCTTGATAGCCTTGATAGCCTTGATCGCCTTGTGAACCGTTGGTACCGTTAGTACCGTTAGTACCGTTAGTGCCAGCTGCGCCTTGATCGCCTTGTTCGCCCTGATTGCCTTGATAGCCTTGATAGCCTTGATCGCCTTGTGAACCGTTGGTACCGTTAGTACCGTTAGTACCGTTAGTGCCAGCTGCGCCTTGATCGCCTTGTTCGCCCTGATAGCCTTGATAGCCTTGATAGCCTTGAAAGCCTTGATCACCCTGTTCACCCTGTTCGCCTTGATAGCCTTGATAGCCTTGATAGCCTTGAAAGCCTTGATCGCCCTGTTCGCCTTGTTCGCCTTGTTCGCCCTGTTCGCCCTGTTCGCCTTGATAGCCTTGATAGCCTTGAAAGCCTTGAAAGCCTTGATCGCCCTGTTCGCCTTGTTCGCCTTGTTCGCCCTGTTCGCCCTGTTCGCCTTGATAGCCTTGATAGCCTTGATAGCCTTGAAAGCCTTGAAAGCCTTGAAAGCCTTGATCACCCTGTTCGCCTTGTTCGCCCTGTTCGCCTTGATAGCCTTGATAGCCTTGAAAGCCTTGATTGCCCTGTTCGCCTTGTTCGCCCTGTTCGCCCTGTTCGCCCTGTTCGCCCTGTTCGCCCTGTTCGCCTTGATAGCCTTGATAGCCTTGAAAGCCTTGATCGCCCTGTTCGCCTTGTTCGCCTTGTTCGCCTTGATAGCCTTGATAGCCTTGAAAGCCTTGATCGCCCTGTTCGCCTTGTTCGCCTTGTTCGCCTTGTTCGCCTTGTTCGCCCTGATTGCCTTGATAGCCTTGAAAGCCTTGTTCGCCCTGATTGCCTTGATTGCCTTCTCCGCCTTCGCCAATTAATATAGGCTCACTATCATTAATCTTAGCGTATAAACCATCGTCATATTTAAATCTAATGTTATTGGCTCCATCGTTAAGAGCAACAGTATATCCATTAAATGGACTTGAATAAGTTGAATAAACAACACCTTCTCTTATCCTCATGCTTCCGTAAACGTCAAGTTTAATTCCATTTGAATTAGATGGCGCTGTATCATTTATACCTACAGACCCATTTCTACTGGCGGTTAAGCAGTCATTAAAATAATTTTCAGTTCCTAACCAAGTTCTTAAAAGAATGTCTCCAGTAGGAGCCTTTCCGCCAATTAATTGAACAACTCCAGCATTTCCTATTAGACTGTTTTTGCCAACCAAATCTATTTGTCCTGCGCCATTATCAGCGCCAACTGCGCCCCAGTTATCGGTTCCTCCTGTTATTGATAATACATTATCATCTACGTTTCTTCTAATTCCTATTGTAGATCCAATAATTAAACCGCCTTGGCTATTAACAGAGCTGCCTGAATTTGAATCACCTAATACACTTCCAGTAGCTATTCTACCGTTGATAACTAAATTAGTTCCGTCCCATCTTAAAAATTTACTCGTAGCCGCGTTTCCAATATAAAATTGATAAGCATTTTCTTGTCCTTCTCCCTGTGTGTTACCTAAGAAAAATCCATTACCAGAAAAAGCTGTTGCAGCATAGGTGATTCCGTCTGACTTAATATATCCTTGATTTCCGATAGTTAATCCATTAGCTCCAATTTTAGTTACGTTTTTATTATCACCAAAATAACCAGTCAACGCTAAAACATCTCCTCTTACAGACACTCCATTAAATTCAGCTTGACCATTGCCAACAATTCTAAAGCCAATAGATTGCGCGGATGGCTGCGTAGAAGTCTGCGCCCAAAGCCCGCCAACACCCGGAAACGAAGCTCCACTCGATGTGTGAGTAGAAAGACAATCGTAAACAATAAACGTTCCATTTGCCTGCTCAACCTTGCACTGCAATTGATCGCTAGGAGTAGCTTTGCCTAAACTTTTTTGTCTAAAAACTTTACCAGAAGTCCAAGTTTCAATGAAAGAACTTGATTGTAAATAAGCGTTTGCGTTGGCTAATTCAAGAACCTGAGAAGATAAAAAACCAGAAGTTATTTTTCCGGCATCAACAGTTTGAATTTGAGCGTTTTTAATTCTTACTACTTGATTAGGAGGATTTGATGGATCTTCTACAACTTCAAATGGAACTTCAGCGCTAACTCCATTCCATACTTGAAAATTGTCAGCAACCAAAACAAAACTTTTATCTGTTCCATCTGCTTTTAAAAGGCCAGAAATATTATTATTTCCATCTAATTTAAGCATTGGCCCAAAACTAGCAACCCAAGATGATCCTGATCTTACATATATTTTATAATTATCATCAGTATCATACCAAATATCTCCAGTGTTATAAGTTCCGCCAGTTGGAGCCGATGACTGATAATAAACTTTAGCTTTTCCGTCTGCGGATGTTTGCGCTCCTTCTGCTGATGCTTGTGCGGTTGCCGCGTTCGCAAGAGCTTCAGCCGCTTTTGCGTCAGCCAAGGCAGCATTAGCTATACCTAAGCTAGCATTTGTTGTTGCCTTTAATACGCTGGGCAGATTATTAGCGATAACGTTAAGAGAAATTCCAGCATTGATTCTTTGCGTTTCTTTGTCAGAATTGCTATAAAATATGAATTGATCCTCATTGTTTAACTGAGTCGCCAAAGGAAGTTCTGTTATTCTCTTGCTCATACTTATATTTACATTAAGGATTGATAGATTCGTTAGTATAAATCGCGCTTAACGTTGGCTGATTGTAAGCTCCAGATATTAAGATACCTGTCGATTCGGTAATCTCAAACGACCAAGATGTTTGAATTATAGACTTGTCGCCAATTTGACCATTAATTGAATACGAATCTAATTTGGCGTTCTGTATCTTTACTCCTAGTTTTTTATCTTGGTTGGAGTTTTTAAACAAAATGTCAAAATCATAACCAGCAGCGGACACATCTTCTTGCGTGAACTTCTCATTAAGCTTTTCAGCATCAAAAGAATTCACTATAGAATCCAAAGACATTGTTCCCACTATTGGTTTTTGAATCTTTCTAGCAAAAGGATAATTGCTGCCAAATCCATAAAGAGCTTTTCTTTCTAAGTTAACCGCAATATCTAACGATTGAAAATTATCGAATACAAAACCAAACTTAATTCCCGCTGATCCGCTGTTGTTTGTAGCGACAATACTTGTTGAGTTGTAAGGGCAACCTCCATCAAACACTCCAGTAAATGCGTTTTGAATTCTAGTTGGTCTAGAAGCGTTATAAAAATTAAACCCATATCTCTTGTTTTGCGCTTGCGAGTCTTCTCCCGCCAGAGCTGTATTTACGGCTGGAACATAATTTGTAGCTGAGTAGTTCGTAATCTGCGCGTTAGCGCCAACGTATTTGCAACTAACTTCGGCCATTTGACCAACAGACGTTCTAATACTATAAGAACCTAAATACGTATTACCTATTCCCAAAACATTAAAATCAGTTGGAGTAAAAGAAGCTACAGCATCTTTAGCTTGATCGTTAGCTATCATTACATAAAAGTTTCTATCTTTATCGTCAGTTAAAATAGTATATAAAGGATTTGTGTAGGCGTTATCAGTAAAATCTAATCCTAAATGTTTTTCATTCCATCCGTCATTCAATAAATAAGAAACGTCCAATTCTACATCTGGAGATAATTGGCTATGTCTTGCAGCAAACGCTGAAGACCCAATCTGCTTTAACGGCTGGCGATCCATATTAAAAGAAAAGCCATAGCTCTGAATAAAGTCTAAGCGAGAAACTGCGTTGCCAGTGTTACTCGCAGTAACGAACGCATCCCGCGAACCAACAAACATCATTTCCATTTCGTATGAAATTAGTTTTCTCATTAGTAAGCCTTTCTTGCCCCAAGCGGATCTTCTATTAGAGTTAAAGAAATATCATTTACGTTTTTGTAAACGAACGTGTGACTCCATTGATTTGAAAAGAAGAGTTTGTTTTGATCGTAAATCTTTGGAAACTTATATTGGAATTTTCTATATCCTTGTTTACCGCATAAAAAGTGCAAAATACATCTAGCCTCGTTATCCGAAATTCCTTTGAAATCTAGTTTTAATGATTTTAAAACATTAGCGTGCATTCCGAAATCAGCTCTTTTCGTGAAAGAATACGGCAGCTCTGTTTTGATTACAGATGTTTCTTTTGATACTTGAGCTGGATAAGTTGGCTGAAAGAAAAACTCTTTTGTAAATTTCGAGTTAGAGATCGCAGTATTTTCGCCTACGCTAATGTCACCAGTGACATAGTAAAAAGAATCGTATAAATTGTTTGCATTTGCGGCGATATTTCTTACTACATCAAATCTAGAGTAAGCTACTCCAGCAGAATACTCGCCTTTCATATTGCTACCTGTAACGTAAGCAGTGTCCCATTTTAACAACGACGCAGCTTGATCAGAACTCAAAGATACGCTAACTGTATGAAGATCGTTTTCATTAAATGAGTTTTCGATATTGTCGCAAAACATACGAATCGGTTTATAAATTTGAGCTGGATCAGTATATAAGAAATGACCAGTACCATTTAAAGATTCAATGTAACCAAGTATTTTGCGCGCATCTTCTTGCTTTTTGTTCTCAAACGGAAGATTCATTTTCATTTGCAAATGATTCAATCCTTTTGGCATAATGTGCAGATAGTTATCTGTGGTAGTATATGCCGACAAGTCTGCGGAGAATTCAACTGTAGCGCCATAAGAAGGCGTATAGTCTAACGTTGCAGGTATAGACCCAGATATATTTTGATCTCTATCGTAAAAGAAAGACATTAGATGAATCCTTGATATGTAAGAGTTATCACCAAATCATCGGTAGAAGATGTATTTAAAGTTTCTGATATAAGCTCCATATTGTCCATTGTAAATGTAGCTAATGAGCCTATCTCTATAGTAATCTTTCTACTATTAGAATTCAACAAGTAGTCAAAAGCCCTTTTAGCTTCATAGTCATCAACGCCGATAGTAAAATCAGCATTTACTTTAAACGGTTTAACTGTAACAACTTCCATTGCGCCGCTACCTGTTGGATGATAGTAAGCTTCTCTTTTGCATTCTAACGAATAAGTAAAGGATTCAATTCTGTTAGTGCCGCTTCCGTCGCACTCGATTCTAATATCACCGGGCCTTACGACTCTCAAAGCTCCAGTTTCAGAAGCTCCATTTCCTCCAAATTCATCTCCTACGTCTCCAAATATAGAGAAGCTTGCATTTAGATTTGGGAAATTGCCAACAGAAGCGGCAACTGAATACGATGTAAGGTAAGCCGAATTAAAGCCAAACTTTTTTCCTTTATAATCTACTCCTCCAACTAGAGGATTTAATCCTGTAAAATTTAAAAAGAAATCGGCAGGAGATAAGTATTTCTGAACGCTTAAAGAAGATTGCGGCGCGCTAGAAGTGAAGGTTTTAAACTTTGAATAACCAATGACACTAACATGGTCAACTGGAAGAGAGTAGCCAAAATTAACACTATTAACGCCAAATATTTTGTGGCCGCTAATGTATAAACTATTATCGTAATTAGAGACTGATGAATTTTTGCTCATTATCTACTTCTGAGTGCTCCCCCTAAACGTTTTTCTTCGTTAATGGTTTCAAGCACTACAGCCTTAATCCGTTCTCCCATCTTCTTATAATCTACGCCACCTTGTGATGTTTGACCTTGTGACTCACTAGAAGAACTACTGCCAGAAACATTAATGCTAATGTTTACTGCGGTTCCTGTTTTAGAGTCAATTTTTGCCTTAGAGTCTGACGATTCTACGGTAGCGTCCATGCCAACTTCGCCGCCATCCGCAAATCTAGCGCGACCAGTATTCATTGAGTCAAGATACTGTTTGCCGTACTTACGGGTGGTGGCGCGATTCATAACGTATTCGCCGCCCATTAATAAGGCTGGAATATCATCTGTTGGTCCGCCACCATTGTTAAATCCAGCGATCATTCCGCCATATGCTCCTCCTCTATATCCAATTGCATTTCCAACTCCAACGCGAGGTGCAGAATTAAAATATAAACTTTCAAATTTATCATTTGGAATCGCATTTGCCAATCCTTGATTATTTAAAACAGTATTGTTTAAATTTTCAATTCCACCTTTAAAATTATTTTGCCCATAATCTAATTTCGTTGTTGGTTTAGTCTTCATTGCTGATCTTAATTTTCCAGCTCCATAAGCAACAGCAATAGAAGCCACGGTAGAAATAATCTGTTGTTGCATAGCTTTTCTTTGCTGTGTTCTGTAAGCTTCTCTCTTAGCGATAAGATCTAAACCTTGTTGTTGAGCACTAGTAACTTCTCCTTTAATAGTATCTTCGTTCATCAATCCAAATCTAGAGAGTCTAGAGCTTTGATCTTCAAGATTAGCGTAAGCTGTTGATCCAGTTCCTTGCAATATATCAGTAGCGCCGCTTGTTGTTGTTTGATTTGCAAACTTAGATAATTGATCGTATCCAGAAATTGCTGATCCACCACGAACACCAGGAAGAAAAATGCCACCATCATTCATCTTGGCGATATTTTCCGCGCCATATTTTTGAACGGCAGATTTACGCATAACGTATTCACCAGCGCTTAACATTGCTGGTACGTCATCACGGATTCCAGATCCGCCAGTAACCATACCGCCAGTAGCGAATTTTTTAACGTATCCTCCTTGAGATCCTCCAATAGCAGCAGTAAAACTTCCAACTATATTTTTAGAGGCAGACTCTAACATTGCGGATTGAATTGTTTGCAGGAAAGATTTAGCTACATTTTGTAAAGCTTCTCCAATATTATCGGCCCCAGAAAGACCAACTTTCATAGCTTCAGTTAAACCGTCAGCTAATGCTTTTGGGGTATCTTGCCCAAGTATTTGTTGAAATGTTTTAGCTTCATCTAATAAACCAGAACCTTCGATTCTCAGGTTTTGTCCGATAGTGTTAGCTTTTCCAGTTGTTAAGTTAGAGCGCTCTTCCAAAGAAAGATCTTTAAATTCTTTACCTTTAAGATTTTGTTTTAATACAGAAGCTTTGGCTTGTTCCCTTAAATTAATTGAAGTTCCAGAGTAAGCGTCTCCTTTAGATATTGTAGATATAATTTCACTACCTAATTGATTTGATATTTTAGTTTTTTCGTTTTCTGTAACCGCCGCTAAATTATTATATTGAGCCGTTAACTTTCTTGTGGCATCAATTAAACTAGATTTTTCTAATCTAAGTTCATCTGCTACTTTTTGATCTAAAGCCAATTGACTTATTTGAGAATTATATGCATCTTGAATAGTAATCTTTCTTCTGATTTCGTTTCTTTCCGCACCAAATCTTTGTCTCGTTAAAGCCACATCAACTTTGTTGTTTTCGTTTTTATCGTTTTCTGATCTGACTAAAGCGTCTTCTGCATCCGTTAATTTTTTAGCGATATTAGCTCGCTTTACATCTTCGGTATAACCTGTTTTATACTGCTCCAAAGTAACTTTTTTAAATGCCGTTAGTTCGTCATCAACTTTAGCATTTTTAGCCATGTTATCTACTTCAATACGAGCAGAGATTGCTTTATTTTTAGCGTCGATTTCGTATTTTTGGGCAGCTAACTCTACATTTTGAGCGTACAGTTCATTAGCTTGCGTTGAGTTTGCAATGATGCTATTTAAACCTTCTATTTCTTTCGCATTCTTATCTGTTTGAGGAATAGCTTTTTCAATAGCAGCTTTAAATAACCTGTTCGCTTCTCCGATATCGGCTTTTCTTAAAGACTCAGCTGCTGGTTTTAAACTATCTAAAACTTTTGTTTGAGATTCTATACTTGCTTTCGCAAAACCAGGTATTAAACTAGCCGCCGCTTGTTGCCCCTCTCCTTGGTTAATTTTAGATAAAATTTGTTTTATAGTATCGTCAGATAAATTTTCTAATGGCCCTTTAGCATCTTTTCCTAAATCATCTCCATATCTTGGTATAGGTATTTTTCTATTATTTACAAAAGGGTTTTCTAACGCAGAAATAGAACCCTTCCTAGCTACAGAAGAAGGTCTTGAAAAATCCGAATTTAATATTGATTTTATATTAAAATTTGATTCTTGATCATATGATTCTCTATTTATAAATGGACTATTTTTTACCAATGGCTTGTAAGACACAAGAGATCCTTGTTCTTTTGCTTTTTGAAGAGAAGTTCTTACAGATAAAATACTTAATTCTCTTTCTTTTTTCGCTTCCGCGTTTATTCTTTGTTGCGAATTTATTAATTCTTTTTCAATTTTTTGTTTTTCAGTAAGAATTGAATTATTCTCTCTAAGTTTTTTAGATTCTTCGTCTAACGTATTAATTCTTCTTTGATAAGCGTCGTTTATTAAAAACTCCTGTTCTGCTTGTCTGGCTAAAATAACTTCTCTTTTTTGAAGTTCTCTAACTCCGCCCGATTCACGTAAATCAATATTTGTTTCAGCTCTCTTTTTTGCTTTTGCTACAACTTCTTCCAAAGGTCTCCTTGAAACTTCTCTAAAAGCATTTAAGTCAAATTTTCTTACTTTAAGTTCTTCTCCTAATTCTGGGCTAGGAATTGTCTGTAATTTTGTAGATTGTGTTAGAAAACTTGTTAATATATCTTTGTTTATTTTTTTATCTATCCCAACGCCTTCAACGCCCCCCATTGCTCGGAGTACGTTTAATATATTTTGTATTTCTGACTCACTTAAACCATTAGCATCCCCGCTGCTAGATGTTACTCCTAAACTGTTAGCTTGATTTAAAACTTGTAGTTCAAGGGATTGTTGTTCTTTAGCTTCTTCTCCTTTTGTTTTTGCATCCCCCAATAAACCTAAAATCTTTTCCGCAGTTAATTCTTCTCCTGTTTTTTTGGCCTGATCGCCCAATTCTTTTAATTGCTTGGAAAATCTTTCTCCTTCTGTTTCTAGTGAACTTATATATTTGCCTATTACTGGAGCTAAATTAGCAAAAGCAGATGTCGCAACGCTTACTACGGCAACCAAAGGATTTATTTTCGTGCCTATAAAAGAAAGCCCCGTAAACACGGTCCCTAAAACTCCTCCAGCAGCTTCTAAACTCATTGCAGCTCCTGATCCTTCTTTAGCTAAAGATTGCATTGCTGATGTAGCTCCTACTGCTGCCGCTTGTAATGCGAAAAATTTTGTAGGATTAAATTCTTGTGGCTCTTTATTTGCTTTGCTTGTTTTTGAAACAGGTACTCCTTCTAAACTTGGGAATGGCAAATTTTTTATATTTGCCGCTGGACTTGATTTTATTTTAGATATAAAACTTTCAGTATTTGTTAAAAGATTTTTTTGCGCAGTTTCGTTTAACCCGTAAGTCACAGATAAAGACTTTATCTTTTCTATTAAATTATTTTCGTTAATTGATCCATTTCTATAAGCTATCTGACTTAAAATAATTTCTTTAGTTAGTTTGTTCTTTGCGTCGCTTAAAATATTAGATGACTCTATTTCTTTTTTTTGTCCTGCAATTGAATCTAACTCTTTTAGTGCGGCTCTTTTATCTTTTCTATTACCCCCAAACATTCCTGAGCCTTGAGCTGGTTTATCGTCGGCAAAATTTGGAATCTTCCCATCTGGTTCGTCTCTTGTGTTAATGACGGCAAATCCTTCTGGATTTTTTCCATTTTTTAATCTTGCGTCTTTTGTGATGCGGATTTGAGAAGGATCTAATCCAGCCGCCATTTCTCTTTCAACGGCAGCTTTTAATGGGTCTGCAAAGTTAGGAATGTAACCTAATGAAGCGGCTCCTGTTTGAAAAGACTCAGGATCAATAATAGCGTTTTCTTCTAAATTCGCCTTTACCATTATGCTGGACATTTTTTTGCCCGCATTATTTTTTAGCATACCTACTTTTTTAACAGCGCCAGGATCAGTTCTAATTTCATCAAATAAACTTAAAAGTTTTGTAGATTGTTTTCCTTCTTTTAAAATTGTCCCCAATGTTTGTTTAATCTCTGATTGTCCTTGTTTTGGATTATTGTCAAAAGCTTTATAAAAAAGAGTTGCTCCATCAATTTGTGAAGTTTCGTTAAGCGAAATAGATTGTCTATTAGCTTTTGTTGCCTTTATTATTTTATCTGGAGCGGTATCTTGGTTGCCGTTTATTAATTTGGCTAATATACTTTTTCTAGCGTACTCATTAAAATTAAGTTTAAGATCTCCCCAAGATCCTTTAACACCTAAAGCATTTTTTTTGTCTTGAGGGGCTTTATCTAAATCGCCAGGATAAAAATCAAAAATTGCGTTCGATCCTCTTGTTTCAGGCACGCCCAAATAATCACGGACTCTTTCTTCAAAATCATCTCCAGCTATAGTAGATGCTGGTCTAACTCCTATTTCATTAGCAAAATTTGGAACGTATCCACCAGCTGCTCCGAGTTTTTTAGCTCCAGCAGGAAGGCCAAATGATCTAATCATATCTTGGTTAAAGATAGCCGATCCACCGTTAGCGTAATTAGGCACAATATACTCGCTAGTATTAGCGATCATTGTTCCCTTTTTGCCGCCACCAAAAGCAAAATTTGGAATAGAAACTACTTTAGATGAAGAGCTAGCTCCTCCAACTCCACGGCTAACATCGGCGGCTTCTTGAGCTGGTAAATATCCAGATGAGCCTTTCTTTACAAGTTTCCCTGATGTCGCGCTAAATCCACCTGTTTGAATAGCTGGGGCAAGAGCGACAGATATATCTCTAACCTTTTTTAAAGCAATTTCTTGATCATTATAAATTTTCAACAAAGCTTTTTCTTGCGCTTTTCTATCTCCAGCAAGAGAGTTCATCCGCTGCATTACGCTTTCGTTACTAATCAATGTATTATATACCGCTTGCTCTAAAGCCTCTCTTTCTTTTACTTTAGAATTTAATCCTAGAATAGTCTGTAAAGATTCAGCCCCGAACTGAATAATATTTTTTGTTAATATTACAAACAAAGCAGTCAATACAGGAATACCTACTTTAAAAAACACTCCTCCTAAGCCGCTAATTAAACCTTTTGCTATATTTCCCCCAATTCCTTCTGAATCTATAACACTATTAATTGACGATACTAAATCCCCGAAAAAGTTTAACAAACCTTTTAAATTATCCGATACTCCAATTCGTCCTATTGAATTTGCTAATTTATCCGTGGAAACAGAAACGCTATTGATTATCGCATCTAGCGATTTATTTAATTCTATTTGTCTTTGATAAGCTTCACTACTTGCATTAGAAGATGTTGTTTTTGATTTATCAAATTGACTTTCCGCAGAATTTAAATCTTGAAGTAAAGCATTTAAAATGTTGATGTTGTATTTGCTACCTACCGCTTCTAATGCTTGAATTTTTTCTGTGCCAGATAGAGTATTTAAAGTTGACGCCAATTCTTTAAGGATTGGAACGACTGGTCTTACGTTGCCAGCAGCATCTACCGAAGAAATGCCTATTTTTTGTAAAGCTTGAATCGTATCTTCAGATCTGATTCTTGTGAAAATAGATTTAAATGCGTTACCAATTACAGCGCCACCACGCGCAGTCTTTTCTTGAACGGCTGTAATTATGCCGTTTAATTCGTCAAAAGATACGCCAACATCTTGAGCGATAGATCCAGCGCGAGATAAACCGTTAGCTAAATCAGCAGCAGAAACGGCGAATTTGCTATCTACGGCGACTAATTTATTTAAAATCTCTGAGGTTGTTAATCCTGAACTGCCGAAAGAATTTACCGCAGCAGTTAAAACATCAACAGCATCAGCCGCGCTTAAAGAAGTGAATCTAGCCAGCGTTAAAGCATCGTTAGTTCTAGATAAGGTTTCCTGCAAACTTAAACCTTGACGAGAGAATTCAACGGCGGCTTCGCTTGCTATTTTAAATGATTGTCCAGTATTTTTCGCCAATTCAAAAAGACTATCACCGAAACGATTAAGCTCATCTCCGCTTTTTCCGCTAACGGCACCGATTTGAGCTAAACTTTTTTGGACTTCTATTGTCGTTGTTACAAGGCTTGCAAAGGCGTTTTGAATACCGTTTATGATACCTACCGAAGCGCCGAAGGCGATAACACGAGCATTAGATGCTGCGATAGACTTTTCAAACTCTGTAGCAAGCCCAGTAACCCTTCCAAGTGGCTGAGATAATTTTCCTAATGACCCTTCATTTAATTTAACATTAGCTTGTATATTAAGCGGCTTAAGCGCCTTTTCTTGCGCTTGAACAGACTCATTAATACCAGTAACTTTTCCTTGAATTGATAGTATGTTTGCCATCCTTTAACCTTTTGAGTATTTTACACTCAAAGATTAACCTTCGCCATGTAATTTCATTAGCTCTTCCATATTAAGAGTTTTTTTCTCTTTCATCAACTTATTAAGAGAAGTGCCCTTCATGTTGTTATCGTCCATATCTTCTTTACTTGCGCCGAATACCATAGATGCGCTAACATCTCCTTTTGGAGCGTGTTTAGAATCAAAGTCTTTTTTAGCGGTAGATTTGTCCTTATACGCTAGTAAAGCTTCAGGGTCTTTTCTAATATTGTCAGGAATATTCTCTACATTGTCAAATATACTCTTAAATATCTTACCATACATTATAATTCTTACTTGAAAATCAGTAAGTTTTACCATAGGCAAACCAAAGAATTCTGTCGGATAATCAAGTACCAAAAAATATTGATTAAAGAAGTCCATCAGAACAGTTTTCTGGATATTAATATCCATAAAGTCGTGCATGAATGTGTTATAAAGCAAGATAAACTCTACTAATTCCTCGTAAGACATATCCTCAAAGTCTTGTATCGAAAAAAATTTTTGTTTCAATTCTTCGTCTTTGTAAAAAGACTCGTAAATAATATAGTCGCTCGATCTATTTGAAGCGTACTCTTCTACAGTTTTTCCTAAAACGCTTCTTCTTTCTGTTAATTTAGCTATCAACTTTTCTTTTTGCTCGTCTATTACTTTCTGAATCTCTTTAATCTCTAAAGATTTAAAAAGATTTTTTTTAGTAACATTCAACCGTTCAATATAAGATTGAATTTTAGCGATTTCTGCTTCATCGTTATCGCTCCAAAAACCTTCTTTTTTTGCAGTTTCCAACGACTGTTCTTCTGTAGGTATCCCCTTATCTACCGCTATCTTATGAAACTGTTTGTACCTTAAATCAAAAATAGCTTTTTCATTGCAGCCTAAATGCTTAACAAAAATAGGGCTACTACGGTATTCAGCCGTTGAGTAGCCCTTAATGATTTCTGTAAACCTAATAAATAGGTCTATTTCACTCAAATTTTCCCGCTGCAATGTCTTCGTCTAGTTTTTTGAAGTCGTCTTTAGAAACTGTTTTACTGAAATACCAAAAAGAAGTGAACGTAATCAGTTTAGTGTAAACCTTTGTGAACAGCGGATCGCCGTTTTCATCGAGATCCGAAAGAGAGTCTAGTTTTTGTTCGTACGTTGATCCTTTAAACATTGGTTCGATTGGCCCATTCGCAACTTGCTTATGAGTCATATTCAAACAGAACCAGCGAATAACGCTGTTTTGCGCAATAGTATCAGCGGTATTGTTAAAGAAGGAAAGATAAACAGTTTCAAGATCAACAGCTTCTTTTCTCAGAACTGCGATTTGTTGAAGAACGTCGTTTTTCTCTAAAGATTCAGAGCCATCTTCTGTTTTCATCAACATATACTTTTGTTGTAATTTACCAATTGCGGCGTAAAGACTACTTAAACGCTGTGAGTCGTCTTGTGAAGAAAGACCTCCAGTATCAGAATACTTTTTAAGCAACATACCTTTTGTGAGAATGCCTTTCTTTACGCAGTTAGAAAGCTCAATGCTGAATTGAAGATCAGAGTCTTCAATATCTCTGCGCGACGGCTGCTTAAAAACTACGCGATGCGGAACTTCTTCTGTTACTTTTTTAGTAATAGTAATGGTCTGACCATTTTCTTCTTTTGTTTCTGTGACATCAACTTCTTTTGGAAGCATGACTGTGAAATCGAATAATTCTTTCATTGTTTAAATGTGTGTTGAAATTCTACTCTGATAACTTCCAAATCGGAAGACATCTTTCTGATTGATTCGTTGCCCATGTCTAGCACGCGCTTGCGTAACCAACTCATTTGATCTTCGTCTAAATAGTTTGCTTGGCGCACAACTGGCTTAAAAGAATCTGGGGCAGAGGTGTATAGCAGAGCAAATTGCCTATCATGTTCATGCTTAATATCTTCTAAAATACCAAGCATCCTCTTGAACAGATCAGAGGTGTTCACCTTAACTTTAT